ATCATCAACTTCGAGGTCTACGCCGACACCGAACTCAACACCGCCAGCCAGCTGGAGCAGGGCAAGGTGTACTGGAACATCCGCTTCACCGACGTGCCACCGGCCGAAAACCCCAACTTCCGCGTCGAGGTCACCAACCAGTGGCTGACCGAAGTCCTCGAACACACCGCTTAAGGAGCAGCAGCAATGGCAATGATTCCCGAAACCCTGGCGAACATGAACCTGTTCGTCGATGGCATCAGCTTTCAAGGCGACGTGCCGAGCCTGACCCTGCCCAAGTTGACCCTCAAGACCGAGGAACATCGGGTCGGCGGCATGGATGTGCCCGTCGAGCTGGACATGGGCATGGAGAAGCAGGAAGCCGGCTTCACCACCACCGGTGTGCGCCGCGAGTCGCTGAAGATGTTCGGCCTGGCCGATGGCAGCGGTTTCAACGGCGTGTTCCGTGGAGCCTTCAAGGGCCTCAAGGGCAAGGTCACGCCGGTGATCGTGACCCTGCGCGGCTTGCTCAAGGAAGTCGACATGGGCGATTGGAAATCCGGCGACAAGGCCGAGGTCAAGCACAACGTGGCCCTGACCTACTACAAGCTGGAAGTCGATGGTCGCTTGATCTACGAGATCGATGCCCTGGGCATGAAGCGCGTGATCAACGGCGTCGACCAACTGGCCGCGCAACGTTCTGCCCTGGGCCTGTAAGGAAAAAACATGTCTCAAGCAATCGACAAGACCCCGTCCTGGATGACCCTGAGCAGCGACAGCGTGGTGCTGGCGCTGAGCAAACCGGTGGAGATGAATGGCGTGGTCTGCGACAAGGTCACCTTGCGCGCCCCCACCGTGCGTGATGTGCGTGCGGCCAACTCCGGGGCTGCCGGCGATGATGAACAGCGCGAACTGATGCTGTTTGCCAGCCTGGCGCAAATCAGTGCCAAGGATCTGGAGGGCATGGCGCTCAAGGACTATCAGCGCCTGCAGGCCGGCTATTTTCGCCTGGTGCAAGACGACGAGCTTTGACCCTGCGGTGATGAAGATGGCGGCGAAGCGGCTCGCCAGCGAGCTGCATTTCGCCGCCGAGGAAATCATGACCATGAGGTTTTCCGACATGGTCTGGTGGCTCACGGATTGAGCCCGTCACCCAAGGAGCAGGAGAAGCAGATGGCGAACAAGCTGGAATCAGGGCTGGTGGTGGTGGGTACCGCCCTCAGTTCGACGTGGGACGCCGCCTTCAAGACGGTGGAAGGCCGGATCAAGCAACTGGAGCAGCAGGGCAGCAAGGCCAGGGTACTGGAAAAGACCATTGGCCAGACCCTGCGCCTGCAGGATGAATGGAAAAAGGCCCATGACACCGGTGCTGCTTCTGCCGCCGGGCTGTTGCGCCGGTTGGAACAGAGCCGTGATGGCCTGCGCCAGCAAGGTGTGCAGGTACATAAACTGCGTCAGGAATATCAGGCGCTGGGTAAGGTGGCCCGGGGCTCCGCTCTGCAGGCCCGGGGGCACCAGCAGATCGACCAGGGCAAGGCCGACTTCAAGGCGGCGTATGGCTTGGCCAAGGACGGGGTCGGCAAGCTGGCCATTCCGGTCAAGATCAATGCCGACTATCAGGCGCTGATCCGTGACATCGCTATCAAGGCCGGTGTGGCCAATCAACCTCAGGAAGCGCAGCTGAGCCGCAGCGTCGTTCAGACTTCACGGAATACGGGAATGGCCCGCAACGAGGTGGCGGCTCTGGTGGGGCAGATGACTGCCAAGGGCATGTCGCTGGACAAGGCGCAAGGTTACGCGGGGCTTGCGGCCAGGTTCGCGGTGGGGCAGGGCGCGGGTATCGAAGATACGTCGAACCTGATGCGTGCCCTTGAGCTGAAGGCCGGGATCAGCGACCCCAAGGTCATGGAGCAGGCCCTGGAGGCCATCGCCCTGCAGGGGCAGGCGGGCAACTTCGAGGCTGCCGACATGGCGCGCTTGCTCCCGGCGCTGCTCGAGAGCGCGAGCGGGGAGGGGCTCACCGGCATGGATGCGGTGAGCCAGCTGGGCTCGATGCTGCAAGTGCAGATGAACACCGCGGGCGGTGCTGATCAGGCCGCCGGTCAACTGCAGAACTGGATCGAGAAAATCGGTTCCAGTGAGGCGGTCAAGGCTTACGAAGATGCCGGCATTGATTATCAGGCGTCGCTGAACACCGGTATCCAGAAGGGTATGTCGAGCCTGGAGGCGAGCTTTGCCCTGGCCATGCGCTATGTCAGGGCCATCGACCCGGCCAAGGCCGCGAAGATGGCCGAGGCCCAGGCGCAGATCAGCAAGGAAACCGATCCGGCGAAGGCCAAGTCCATGCTCGAGGCTCTGGAAGAGTCCCTGCGTACCGGTGACCTGTTCACCGATATGCAGATCAAGGCGGCCTTGCTGGCTCACACCCAGGGCCGGCAGCAATACGAGCAACTGAAGAAGGACTCGTTGAGTGCTTCGGGGGTTATCGACAAGAACCTGGCCGAGCGTCGGCAAGCCTCCGCCCAGCTGTGGAAGGAAACCGCGCAGGCGGTCGACGGTGGCATGCTTGCTGTGGGGAAGGCCCTGCAACCGGCCACGGATCTGGTGGCCCAAAGCATCACGCTGGTGGTCGGCAAGCTGACCGAACTGGCGGAGAAGGCACCCTCATTGGTACTGGGGGTGACTGCCCTGGGCGCCACTTATGTCGCGGTGAAAAAGCTGATGGCTGTCTACACCATTGGCAAGGGCCTGCTGAATGTCGCTCGAGGTTCACTGCAGGTTGGCCGCAAAATGGCGAAGCGCTCCTCTGGTGGCACTGCGAGCGGTATCGACTGTTGTGCGCCCATGCTCGATTGCGGCCCGGACAAAAAACGCCGCAAGGGCCGTGGCGGGCGCAAGACGCCCAGGCGCGAGCCTCGTTCGAGGGGCATGGGCAGCAAAGGCTTCAAGAGCCCTTTGACGCCCAGCGGCCTGGAGAGAGTGGCCAGAGGGGCTGCCACCTCTGGTGCCGTAATGAAAGGCGCCGGTTCCCTGGCCAAGGGAGTCGCGCCCTTGCTCAAGGGCGGTGCGATCCTTTCGGTGCTCGGTGCAGGCTTCCAGGTGGCGGACACTTACCTGAATGCCCAGACCCAGGATGAAAAAGCCGAAGGCTACGGCGAGGCGGCGGGCAATCTTGCTGGCGCCGCCGCGGGTGCAGCAGCAGGGGCGGCCATTGGCTCCGTGGTGCCGGTGATCGGCACGGTGATTGGCGGGCTGGTGGGCGGCGCCCTGGGTGCCTGGGGCGGTTCGGCCGCCGGTGGCGCCTTGGGTAAAAAGCTGTTCGGCTCCGACGAGTCGCTCAAGCACTTGCCCGCCGCCGGTCCGCTGATGATGCGCAACGCTGGACAGAACATCCCGCCGGTCATGGGCGATATCGCCAAATCCTTCCAGAAAGGCCAGACGCCCCCGCTGATGGGGCAGGCGGCGCGCTCGATGCTCAGCCCATCGTCGTCTGCTGCGGCGCCGGCCACGATCACCGCGCCGGAGTCGCTCAAACCCCAGGTACCTCCAGTCATCGAGCAGCAGTTCAGCTTCGCGCCCTACTTGTCGATCTCGGTCCAGGGTGATGTGCGCGACCCCGCGCAACTGGCCCGGGAACTGGAACCCCACCTGCGCTGGCAGTTCGACGAGTTCAGCCGCCAGGCTGCCGCTCGCCAGCTGTTCGACGCCGCACACGTTTAAGGAGATCGCATGGCTTACATGGAGCAGCTGCAATCGGGGCTGGGTTCCCTGGTGGCGGCAGCGGAAGCGGGGCGGCGCAGTGCTGATGAAATGCTCGGGCCCATGAACGGTGCCATCAGCGACATCAGCGGCGCCGCCCTGGAGCTTGAAAGCCTGCCCGTTGTCGGGCCGGAGCTGGGCGCCAAACTGCAACGCACGATGCGCAGTATCGGTGCGGCGCAGTCGGTGGTGGGGGAAGTCGCGGCCAAGTACAGCCAGGCAGTGACCGTGGCCGGGCAGATGCAGCAGCGTCTTGGCGCCCTGCAGGAACAGGTGGCCAAGGCCGGCGCGGCAATCAATCGGATCGGCGGGCAGATCAGTCCTTCCCTGGGCAACATCTTCCCGACCGCCGCATTTGCCGAACAGACCACTCCGGCGGCCGAGGCGGTGAAGCCCTTCGCGCACCTGTTGATCCTGCAACCGCTCGGGGCGGGCGCCCAGCCTTACTACTTCAACGTCGATACCGCAGCCTTCGAGGAGCTGCGCCGGCAGAGCGGATTCCGCTGGGCCGGTCAGGAGCGCCTGAGCCGCAGTGTCGCCCAGCAGGCGGTGGGCCAGGGTGAAGAGCGGATCTCTCTCAAAGGCACGGTGTTTCCCGGGTTCAAGGGCGGCCTGGGGCAGTTGCAGACCTTGCGCAGCATAGGGCGGCGCTTGCAGCCGCTGAGCCTGACCACCGGCTACGGCGAAGTGCTGGGCACCTGGTGCCTGACTAGCATCGAGGAAGATCAGAGCCACCTGCTGGCCGGCGGTATCCCGCGCAAACAAGGTTTTTCATTGGAGTTCGTAAGCTATGGCGACGACTTGCAGAACGTCTGACGGGGATCTGCTCGATACCTTGTGTTACCAGTATTACGGCCACCTCAACGGCTGTGTCGAGGCGGTGCTGGATGCCAACCAGGGCCTGGCCGATGAGCCACAACCCTTTCGGGCCGGGGTACTGATCCTGTTGCCGGATCTGCCGATTCGGGCCGAGGCGATGGTTCAGCTATGGGACTGACCTTGCATCCAATCAACAGACCCCGTCGTGTACGGGGTCTTCATTTTCTGGAGCACGGAGCATGACCCCAGTCTTTCGCATCCTGGCCGATGGCCGGGATATTACGGCGCAGATCAACGACCGGCTGCTGACGCTGCGAACCTCGGATAAACCGGGAATGGAGTCGGACGAGTTTGAACTGCGTATTGATGACCGCGACTCGGCGGTTGCGCTGCCCAGTCGTGGCGCCAGCATTGAAATATTCCTCGGCTACGCCGGCCAGACACTGACCCGGCTGGGGCGCTACACGGTGGATGAAGTGGTGGTGAGCGGGCCGCCGGATTCGATCGAGATCCGCGGCAAGGCCAGCGACATGCGCGGCAGCGGCAAGACCACCCGCAGCGGCAGTTGGGAGAACGTGGCGTTGGCGCAGATTGTCCGCGACCTGGCGGCCCGCAACGGCTGGACGCCCATCTGCCCCGTCACCACCAAGGTGCTGCGGATCGACCAGCTCAACGAGTCCGACTTCAACTTCATCACCCGCCTGGCCCGGCAGTACGACTGCACCGCCAAGGTGGCCGAAGGCAAGTTGCTGGTGCTGCCTCGTCAGGCCGGGTTGAGTGCCAGCGGCAAGGCCCTGGGCGTGGTCACCCTCAGCCGTGGCGACGTTAGCCGCTATCAGTTCCGCCTGAGTGACAGCAGCACCCACAAGGCGGTGCAGACCCGGCATCAGGACAAGAAGAGCGGCACGCTCAGGGTGATCGACCTGGGCAACAGCGACTCACCGGACAGCGTACCGGCAGTGCATACCGATCGGCACCTGTACCCCAACAAGTCCGCCGCCGAGCAGGCGGCCAAGGCCCGTTTGGCCGCCTTCAACCGCAGCAACGCCAACGTCCGTCTGGAGATGCCGGGGCGCACCGACCTGTTCGCCGAGCGCCTGATCAATGCCCAGGGCTTCAAGCCCGGTCTGGATGGCGAGTACCTGGTGGACTCGGTGGAGCAGATGTTCAACCCGTCCGGGTGGAGCACCACGGTCGAATGCAACGGCGGCAAGCAAGGCAAAGCCAAGGCCAAGGCCAAGAAAAACACCGCCAAAAAACCACTCAGGGTGGTGCAGCTTTAAACCCTTCAACGGCGCCGCGAGCATTCTCGCGAACTGCTCATTCGGATCGTCTCCGATCCAGCATTCACTCCCTTTCAACCCACGCGGAAAACCCGCAGGAGTATTCATGAATCCAGGCATCAGCAGCCCGGCCTCGAAGCGAGGCATCCGGCATTTTTTTCAGGGATTGATCGCGGGCTGCACCCTGTTGCTGGCAACCGCAGCCCATGCCGAGCCCTTTGTTCTGGCCTACACCGACGGTCAGGTCGAAGCGTCCTACAGCAATCTGCAAGCGTTCTACCGCAACCTATCTGCCGTCGGTCTGGGCAGTACTTACGGGCTGACGGTCACCGGCCAGTTACATCAGGAGGGGATGAACGAAACCACCGAAAACATCATCCGCTTCGCCCAGTCCAAGTCCCTGCCGCTGTATCCGACCGTCTCCGACTACAACGAAGGCATTGGTGATTTCGACCCGGCGATTTCCCACTCCATCGTCAACGACAAAACCTTGAGTGCCGGCAGCATCAAGCAACTGGTGACGCTGGCCAAGGAGGGCGGTTTTGCCGGCATCAACCTGGACTTCGAAAAGGTCGAACCGAGGAATGCCAAGGCCTTTTCCGCCTATGTCAAAGCCCTGGGCAACGCCCTGCATGCCAGCAACAAGAAGCTGATCATCAGCATCCCGCCCAAATCCAGCGACCGCGAGCCCGAGTACCTCCAAGGCTACGACTACAAGGCCCTGGGCGCGGCCGTGGATTACTTCCAGGTCATGACCTACGACCAGGTCGGGCCGGGCTGGAGCAGCGGCGGCTTCCACGATGAAGTCTGGCCCGGCCCCGAGTCGGGCGCCGACTGGCAGCAGGCGCTGCTCAGCTACGCCGTGTCGCGAGTCGCGCCGAGCAAGGTCCTGGCGGGGCTCCCGGCTTACGGTCAGGACTACAGCATTGGCAATCGGGTGCACTGGTCGGCTTACCAGGAAGTGATTACCGAGCATCGCGCCGCTACCCATCTGGACGCCGCTTCGGCCACGCCTTACGCCACCTGGGGCCCAGTGCAGAGCTTCGCCGATGGCGTGGAATGGACCCAGGAGCGGGCACAACCGGTGCTCTGGTACGACGATGCCAAGAGCATCAGGACCAAGGCTGCGTTGGTCGCCAAGCTGGGGCTGGGTGGTACCAGTATCTGGGCCATGGGCTATGAAAATGCCGAGTTCTGGACGGCGGTTCAGGCTGGTCTCAAAGGCGGTCAGGCGTTGCTGCCTGCCGGGCTGGAGTGACCCTGGCCGGTGTCCATCGAGCTTGCATGCACCGAAAACCAGGAGCCTCTCTATGAAACTCACCGCTGTTCTCACTCAGTTGCAAACCCAGTGTCCCAGCCTTGCTGAGCGCATCATTGTTGGCGTCAACCTCGACACCCTGAGCAGCACTTCGCCCGCTGTTCCCGCCGCCTACGTCGCTCCGCTGAACGATCTGGCCACCGCCAATACGGCCCAGAACGCCCCCGCCAGATCATCCGCGACCGCTTCGAAGTCGCCTTGCTCCT